AGCAACTTCGGGCGGGGGACGAGGAAGGATCGTATTGCCCTTACCATCTGATGCACGGGACATTATTCCCTAAACGCGATCGATGATCGGGGCAAGGACTTCGGACTGGAGCCGTTCGATCACTGGCGTTAGCATCATCAAAGACTCGGACTTCCGCATGTCCCACTCGACGGCAGTGATGTTGGATCGGGTTTCGAACTGCGAAGCGACTTGGAACAGGGAATTGAAGAAGGTTTCCTTGATACGGCCGCGGACTTCGTTTAGGTCCTCGGTGATGGCTTTGATGTCGGGCTTCCAGCTGCCATAGGCCGGCTTCATTCCGTCGTTGCCGGTTGACATCATTCCTTGAAGGAAGGTGATACCGCCTGGGAGTAGAGAAGCGGGCTGGTTCTTGAGTTGGACGTCGGCGACTAGCGGAGGGTTGATCCCCTTGTCGATACCTTGGGCCTTGCGACGGGTCTCTTGTTGGAGTTGTTTGATGTCTGGAAGGGCATCCATCCCGGGCGACCGCCCATAAGGGTCATTTGCCACCAAGTCCCATCGACCAATAATAGCGGCGCGTTCGTTAAACCCGCGTTTGCGGAGATATCCACGCGCAGAGGTCCCGCCCTGAGGATTAGTCGCACCGCCCCATTCCCAATAGGTCTCGCGGTATTTGAAGTGCGACGGGATGCCATATTTGTCAGGCTCCGTGTTGGGTTCGATGGCATGGGCGACGATGATCTCACGAGTGAGGTTTGCGCCATCCTGAAGATCATAGAACTGTCGGACCATTGACGAGGTAGCTTCCCAACCGAACTCGGCAACGGTTTGGGCGATCGTATAGGTAAACTCGCGATAGAAGATCACAGGGCGATACTTGCCATCAATATCGACGTAGTACTCGCCAAAGGCTGGGTTGATGCAGTTGATGACATCGTCAAAGTCTTCGTAGATCAGGAGTACGGCTGTGCCAAAGATGACGAGGTCAAAATAGAAAATGGCCATTGCAGTATAGAAGTTTGACTCAGCAAAGATTAGGTACATCAGGCGCTCGCACTCCGCAAGCCATAAGCTGACTGGCGACGTCTGCGTAGAATCTAGGCGCCCAACTTTCAATTTGAACCACGGGCGCGTCGGGGAGGAAATCCCCGACATCATACCAGCAGCTAAGTTTCTGGCGGCGAGGGTCCCAGTAGAATCTAAGATATGCTGATTGATCGGCGAGCCACGGTTCTGTTGGTTCTGGGTGATCAGCCATTTGTATCTCCTGGGAAGGATATAATCAGCGAGTTCGCGCGCGTGGGTCCACCAGGAATAGCGGTTATTGCGGAGGCCGAGAAGCCGCCCTTGCTGGAACCGGCGCAGGCGCAGGTCTTGCTCGGTTACGTGCTCTTCATAGAGTCCAGAAAAGCGTTGAGTGGCAAGGGTACTCATTTGACCCCGATCGGTTTGTCTTCGCTTATCGGAAGCTTCACGTATTCAAGTGTAGTCTCAGAACATCCGCGGCTGCTATGCCAGACATTGATTACGTATTGGATGTATTCCATGTAATCCAAGACTTCTTCATTCTCGAAACGCTCACGCACTAGTAACGTTACCTCGCCATCGGTGCATTTGCATTTGAGCTTGATATCGATCATTTGATGACTCGAATCTTTCTCGATGGCTTGCGCGAGAATGCTCTAGCGAGCGGGTCTTTGCCCTTTGGCACTGGCATGGAAAGTTGGCCTTGGCCGTGCATGTCGGCCGCGGCGATGAGGAAATTCGCTGGGTCGAGCCCAGCTGAGGCCTGGGCTTTGGCCATTTCATCTGGAGGAAGTATCGGAGCAGTTGGCATCACTGACCTATCAATTGTTTCCCGCCGAGGTTACCTGGCGATGGCAAGGCGGAAGAACCAAGGAAAGTCGCGGAGGTATTCTTTCGCCCGGGCTTCTGGCCCTGCGGAGCCTGCGCGAACACCGGTGGCGGCGGAACGTTCGCGGGGAGTTGTGGTAAGGGTTGCTGCGGGGCTTTCGGGGTCATCGGGTTCGGATGTTCCTGACTGAGGTTGGCTTTGTTACGATATTAGGTGATTCAGCCACGTTGGTGACATGGCCCGCGGATAGATTATGCGGGGTCTGGACATCGAAGATCGAGCCAGAGAGAACAATCTGCCATTGGCCATCAAGTGGCATGTAGACGTCTTGGGTAAGCTGGAGCCGCTGGTTTGCCATTATGCGACCTTCTTAGCACGATGTTGGAGGACTGTCTGCTCGTTAGCATATGTACGAACAAAGCCCGCGATCTTTAGGATCGAGAGATATTGTAGGGTGTTGGCAAAAACTTCATCGCCAGAGGTGAACTCGGCTTTACACTCAATATAACCAATGCGTTCGATTACATCTGCGACCATGTGAAGCTTCTTGATTCCTTTGTCGGTTATCATTATGCGGCCTCCATGAATTTCGAATCGAATGGATTGTATTCGGTCTGGTGGATTTCGGCTGGCGGACCTTCGCGGCCTGCGCCAGCATGTGGGGCCAAAGGCCCGCCGAAGGATAGCGCGAGGGCGTCGAGGTCATCGAGGACGAGGCCTGGGTTCTCGTCCATCAGGTCTTCTTTGGAGATCAGGAGAATCTCGTCGTTCTTGTTGAAAGTGTAACGGATCGCCAGCATGGCATTGCGGAGGTCGTTGTCTTTTGGGAGCATTGCACCCTTGAGCCAACTGCGCAGGGCCCCGTACATCGCGGCCCGCATGTTGGCGTATTTCTCGCCGGTGTTGTCATTGTTGGTTCCGGTTATTGAATCCTTAGCACCAAATTGTATCTCCCATACATGCAAATGCTTTGCTCGACAATTATCGACAACGCCGCCCCCAACTCCGCCGCCGTCAATGAAAATCCCATCAGGATGCCATTGGGTCCAACAATCGAATACCCAGTTGGCAAGTTCAACAGTGTTAATTCCATTGAAGACCTTTCTCTCGATGGTGCGGGCATCGCGGCCTTTGCGAGGGAAGATAACGGAGTTGTTGCGCCCGTAGCGCGCAACGTCGACCCCCATTGCTAGCGGTGTCTGTGCGTCGACGTAGACGGACCGGTCCTCGGCCATCGCCGCGTCGATTTCTGCTGCGGAGAAGAATTCCATCAAGCCTTGCCGTGGGAACTGGCCAAGGATGCGGATGCGGACGTAGTCGGAGTCTTCACCGTAGGTTTTGATCAGGCGCTCGGCGCGCTTTTGGTTGTAGATCGGAACGGTGCGGGAGTCGATCTGGGTCGTGTGCCAGAAGGAATGGTGCTGGCCGCCATCGAAGCACTCGCGGAAGCGGCCGGTGTTGCGGGTTGGGTTGCCGCAGACGAGCCAGATTAGCTGGGTATCGCGATCGGAGAACGCGCCTTCTGCGGTCTCCCAGATGATGTCTTCGATCTCCGAGGCTTCGTCGAAGATCATCAACATTCGTTTGCCCTTGTTGTGCAGTCCGGCGAAGGCTTGCGGGTTGGTCTTCGACCATGGGATCATATCGATCCGCCAAGTACGCTCGCGCTCGGGGTCTTTGGATACGAGGGAAGTCGCGTTGAGGGTGAAGAACTCGCGCGAGAACCAGCAGAGGTTGAACCACTTACCGAGTTCGGCCCAGGTTTTGGTTTTCAGCTGGGTTTCGGTATTGGCGGTGATCACCCCGCGACAGTCGGGGAAGGTCATGAAGGCCCAAAGAGTGATTTGGGCCACGGTAGTGGACTTGGCAATGCCGTGGCCGGAAGCGATGGCTTCTTGGATTGCTTCGTCTGCAGAGAGGAGGCCAAGGCGGATGCGTTCCATCAGGTCGCGGGCCCAAGGCATTGGTCCGGAGTAGGCCTCGAGTTGGGTCCCGACTTCGCCCCAAGGGAAGGCCCCCATGACGAAGGCTAGCGGATCGTCACGGACCTCCGCGAGCCATTCCAGCAATTGTTCCTGCCAGTTCGAAGAGGGAGAGCGCTCTGAGACCGAAGAGCCATGCCAGGAAATTCGATCGAGCATCTCTCCCTCCTCTACATCCGCCGCCGGAAGCCAGCCGAAGCTGCGACGGATTTGGCGCCTCGAGTAGGACTCTCACCTACATCCATCATGCTTGTAGGGCATTGCTCTAGTTGAGCTATCGAGGCGGATTTTGGCCCCTCAGAAGCGGAGGACTCCTGAGGGGTTGATGCCAAGGTCGGGGGCGATGGGGATGCCTTGGCATCAATCACAGTGGCTTGGCCTCGCGAGGCCATCATTTGCTCCATGCGCTTCGCGAAGTCGAGGTTGATGTTGGTGTTGATGGTTTTCTTCGAATAGCCGAAGCGGTCCGCGCGATCGGCGGTTATCGCGAGGAGGGTCTTCAGCGGGATCAATTCGCCTTCGTCGTCCGCGCGATCGAGATGGTCTTCGACTTGGCGTTCCGCACGGAGCATGTTTGAGGTCGCGGTCTCAAAGAATTCGTCCTGGGACTGAACATAGGCCGCGTCGACCTTTCCACGGTATTCGGCAATCAGCTGCTGAAAGGCTGGGTCGAGCTTAAGGGTGCTTAGACGCACCCCGGAGTAGCCCGTGATCCGCAGGATTTCTTCATTGCGGAGCCCCGCAGCGCAAAGCCGCGCAAGGCGATGGTGCGTATCGCGGAAGGCCTTGACCCGTGGCGCCACCCGCTTCTCGCCTTTCAAGCATCCCAAGTCCTCGCGCGTGAGCACCCGCACCGAGAGAATCCTCGGCGGCGTTGCGATCTTTCCGCGGTGTAACTCAGGCTTCTTCACAGTCGTCTCCAAGAGGAAACCCGCCGTTCTGGGGCGGGGGGAAGCAGTGGGTAGGTTGGCATCATATCAACCAGCATATCCAACGAAATAGAAGGCTTCGGTGGCACATGTTTCGTATTGTACTTCGGCTGGTACTTCCTAATCATCGCTGCCTCAACCTCGTCAAGTTCCTTCAACATACACGGACGAATCCAAATCCGGTCAAAAGCAAACCCAACCTTCCTTTGTCTATACCCCGCTTTCCATGGCTCAAGTTTCCCGCGTGCATTCGCATGTGAGTAGACCCGAGTCAATGGCTTCTTCGATTGTCCAATATAAACAACCTCCCCACGACGCAACAATGCATACACCGCACAGTGCAACATAAACGAAATCTCAACAAACCCATCGACTTCCATAGCCCTAATTCCCTGACAAATCACTGGTCCCATTATCGAGTATAACATGTTTCACTTTGCAAAGTCAAGTTCCTTTTCTCCATTCGGTGAAAGGTATGGGCTTTTCGTTTTGCACACGATTTGCGCTGGGGAGTATTGAGCCGCCGGCGAAGACAAAATTTTGGCCCCCCACCCGTCTGGGCGAGGGGCCGTGGTTAATCGTGGCTCTGGCATACCAGATGCCAGTCATCGGGGGATAGCACTCGCCATAGGCACCAATGGCCTGACCATAGCAGGGTGCGGTCGAGATGGTATCGGCGCGTGGTGAAGCGCCGATACCTGGTACGGGTGCGTATCACTTAGCCGATTTCTCGGTGAGCAGGTGATCGTTGGCCTTGAGGAATGCAGTGAGCTGATCACGGGCTGCGAACAGCCGCGCCCATTGCGACTTATAGAGTGTGACAGGCCATTGACCAAAGCCATAGACTGACATTGCGCCCTTTTCGGACACTTTGCAGGTTAAGGCTTTCGGCTTGTTGGCTTCTTCCAGCTTGGCCAACAGGGCAGGGACAAGCGCGGCGAGGTCTTCTTTGGTCATCTTTTCGATATCGAGATTCATGGCATGTGCTCCAAATCGCGGCGGGATCGCCGATCGATCCGCCCTTATCGCATATCGCCGGTCGCAGGTCAAATCACGAAATGTTACAACTTTGCTGCATTGCAGGGCAAATCCATTCCCGCAGCGCAACATCGGGTGCGGCAACATGTCGCATAGTCTTAGGGCTTAGGACCTGCGACAATCCGCCACAGGCAACCTGTTCGATACTACCCTGGAGATACCCCGATTAACCCCTTGTTCACTGATAGGGAAAACCATCACACCTATGCCCCTCCCACATGGTATATGGGCCCTTCTCCCTTCCTTCTTCAATCTACTATTTTTTTAGAACAAGACAGGGGTAGGGAGGACGGAGGGCACATGGTGGGGGAGCGGGGCACCCGGGTGCTATGGTTTGGCCAATCGGCCAATAAGGGGTAAATCGCGGTAGTACCGGGGTAGTATCGGGCGGAATAGGGATTGATCTGATGTTGACATTGCGGGGGATTTCTGGTATAATGGAGTTACAGTCGGAATTCGTCTACCAACTCCAGCTACCAGCCCTCGCGCCTAACACCGCCAACTCCAGCCTTCGCTACCGCACCGATCCCGCGCCGCAGCATGCAAATGCATTCACGCCGAATTGATCGAGGCGCCGTAATTTCGCCGCAATCGGAGTGTAGGATTGCAGCCGTCGGGGAATAGGCCCTAAGTAGGAGCTATGCCAATGCCAAATCTTGAATATAAGGTCACGGTATTCAGTGCCGCTGGTTATAGGATTGTAGATCATCACTGTGATGGGGTCTACGATCGTGCAAGTGAAGCCTGTGATGCT